GGCTAATATTAGCCTACTCCGAATCTTCCCTTATTTTTTCCTTCCAAAAGGGTGTTAAAATCTCTGAACTTCATAATATAGAAGAGAAGAGTATCTTCGAAAAATTTTCAAGTTTACTATTTTCTCGTATTCTATATAGAATAATTTT